AGGTCGTTCTCGAAGGTATCGCTGTACATGGTTCAGTCCTTGCGGTTCAGGAGACGACCTGCTTCAGGGCGTCGAGCTTGGCCTCGTACTCGGCCTTGAACGCGATGGCCGCGTCCTGGGCCGCCCCGACGCGCTCCTTCTCGGCCTGCAGCGCCCTGCGCTCGTCCTCGAGGGCCAGCCGATCGCGCAGGAGCGCATCCTCGCGCGCGGCGGTCGACGCCCCCAGGGCGACCAACTTCTCGCGCTCCTGCGCCGCCCACTGGTCGAATGCCTCGCGCTGGGTGCGGCAGTACGAGCGGTCGTTGGACGCGTCTTCGGTGGCCTTGTAGGCCTTCAGCAGCTCGGCGTCGGCCTGCTCTCGCACGGCCTGCGCATCGGCGAGCGACTGGTCGGCCTGGGCCTGCAGGTCGGCAGCGGCCGCCTGGGCCGCGGCAACGTCGGCCAGCTTGGCGTCGGCGTCGGCCATCGCGCTCTTGAACTGTTCGAGCCGGTCCGCGAGCAGGTCCGCGTCCTTGGCCAATGCGAGGACCGACAGCAGGTTCAGCGTCGCGTCGACCTCGCGTGCGGTCGGGTTGGTGGTGATCATGTCGATCTGTCCTTCAGGTGGTTGCGATGACAGCGATTCGGGTTCCAGGCGTCACGCCGAAGAACTCGGTGGAGTTCGCAGCCATTCGCTGCGTGGTTGCGGACGCGGTGGGCGTCGCGCCGAATGCGATGCGGCATGCGGTGTCGGTGTGCAGCCGCACGTAGCGCGTGCTGTCGGCAAGCGGACTCGACTGCGCATTGCTGGCCGAGATGGCTACCTGCTGCACGGTGCCCGGCTCCTGGCCGGCCATGACGGTGTTGCCGGAGGCGTCGGCCGCCAGGCGGGTGTACTCGGTGATGTCAAGCGTCGCCATTGCGCTATGCCCAGACGTGCATGTCCGCGTTCACCTGGGACCAGGAGTTCGCGATCTGCGTGTTGATGGCCCCGCCCATGTCGTTGCCGCTTAGGCCCAGGAAGTTGTATCCGCTGCCGTGACTTCCGCCGTCCCATCCGGCCGACGCGTTGACCGGCGACGTCGCCCATCCGTTGTCGACCGAATAGGTGATCAGCGCGCGCCATCCCAGCGCGCGGAACTCGGCCGCCCACGCGTATTGCGCGGAACCCAGCGCGGACTTGTTGCTGTTGTAGAGGCCTTCCCACCACGACGATGACGGCAGGCCCATGTCCCACAGCTCGGGCATCGCGCATTCGGTCGCCCACAGATCGGCGGACGCCTTGGAGGGCGGGAGCTTCGCGCGGATCGCGGCCGTGAACGCGGTGAGGTTGCGGCCGCTGGAGTTGCTCGGATCGATCTGGTCCGAGATGCCGTACGGGTGGAACGAGAAGGCATCGCAGAACTGCCAGATGTTCTCGCCCTCGGTGGTCCTGGCGGCCAGGATCTTGTCCAGCCACGCACCGGTGCCCCACGCGTGCGCGAAGCCGATCACCGTCATCGACGGGTCTGCGGCCTTCGTGCCCATGTAGATGTCCTTCGTGATATCGGCCATGCACTGCTGGATGGCCGTCAGGCCCCAGTCGTTCCGATACCCTCGCGCATGCAGGAACTGCGAGTTGTCCGCGTGCAGCGTGTACTCGTGGCCGGTCACGCCGGTGTCGGTGATCTCCCACTCTCCGTCGCCGCCGATGCCCTCGTTCCAGGCCTCCACGGCGATGAGGAAGCCGGGGAAGTTGGTGTTGGTGTACGCGACCGTGTCCTGCACGAACTGCCGGTACTTCGCGCGATCGGCCTGCTCGACGTAGCTGCATCCGCCAGGGATGCCGTACGCATCGGGGATGTAGTTGGTGCCGTCGAACTTGCGCGCCAGGAAGGTCGGCGTGCCGAAGATGTCGAGGACGAGCTTGCGGCCCTTGGCATAGTGGTACGCGCACCAGTCGTGGTAGCCGGTCCACGAGTAGGTGTTCACGCCACCTGAGACGCCCGACCACCAGCCCATGTGCTGGCCGCCGTACTGCAGCGCGTCGCAGTCGTGCGACCGCACGATCGAGTAGTCGTGCGCCGAGCCGCCCGCGTAGCGCTCGAATATCCAACTGCCGCTGCTTCCAGACCAGTCGCCTCGCATGTGCTGGTGCGAGCCGAAGCCAAAGTTGGCGACCGAAGAGCCGCCACCCGTCGCCTGCGTCAGGCGAGCCTTGCGCAGGCTCGTGTGCGTGCCGCGGTTGATGACGGACAGCGCCACCGGGTTCGCGCTCTCGTCGAGCAGGTCTGCCCCGCTCGACCCGACGATGTCGGCCAGCGGGATCTTGGCGCCGACCATGTCCTGGTAGGTCGACCCGGTCGCGAGCTTGGCCTGGAGCTGCAGGTAGCGCTCGCCGGACGCCCCGGTCGTGAAGACCCACTGGAACTGCAGGCCGGTGACGAGCGCCCGCAGCACGAGCGCCGACAGGGCCTCGTGCACCGGCGCACCGCCGGCGGTCCGGCCATAGATGTCGGCCACGGTCCCGGCCGTGGCGAACGCGGCGTTGATGCTGGCGGTGTCGGCCGACCCTGCGGGTCCGGCGGGCCCGGCCGGTCCCGGAGGGCCTGCGACCAGGCTCACGCCGGCGAGCGCGATCGGGAGGGGGTTCTCCTCCGTGACCGCGACCTCGGAGCGGGTGCTGTGGTCGAAGTACTTCAGAGACCCGGCCACGTCAGATCCCCTGCCCCGTGCGCATCTTCATGTCCGCCTCGGCGTTGAAGATCTGGCGCTGGTTCTCGATCTTCAGCGTCTCCAGCCGCTCCTTGGCCGCTGCGGACTCGCGCGAGAGCTGCGCGGTCTGCTGCAGCTTCAGCAGCGTGGCGTCGCGGGTGATTGCGCTCTCGGTCTGGGCCAGTTCGTACTCGGCCTGCTCGCGCGCGCTGTTGTACTGGAGCTGCTCGCGCTTGAAGCCCAGTTCCTGGTCGTTGCGCTGCGCCTCGAACTGGCGCTGCTCCTGGCGGTCCTGGATGTCGAGCTGCTTGGCCTGCATGTTCACCTGGGCGGCCACCATCCGCGGATCCTGCGGCGGGTTGTTGGCCTGTTCCTGGGCGACCTGCTGCTCGTCCTTGAGCAGCTCCTCCGGATTCACGCGGAACGCGCGCAGGATCAGCTTGAGTTCCTCGCGCTCCTTCAAGTGCGGCGCGTAGCGCGGGTTGCTGGTGACCGCGGCCAGATTCAGCAGCGCCTGGTTCTGGATGTCGCGCTCGAGCAGGCTCGTGCTGCCGCGCGCATCGACCTCGTAGTCGCCCTTGATGTTCGGGTCGTCGTCGTTGGCCATGAACCAGTCGTAGTAGCGACCGACGTGAGGGCGGGTGATGCTGTCGTCGTAGAGCTTGACGCGCTGGCGCAGCACCGCGCTCGCGTTCTGGAACAGCATCACCATGCCGCCGACCGTCTCCGGCGCCGAGCCCTGCTCGCCGCCCATGATCTGCGGCATGGACGACTCGACATCGGCCATCTCCATCGCGGTCTTGGCGATGGCCAGCAGCTCTTCCAGGTGCGAGTTGAACTCGAACACCCCGAAGGCCTGCCGGATGTCGGCCAAGTCGTCCTTGGCGTACCAGATCTTCAGCGGCGAGATCTCGTAGTTGCCGTCCATCGGGACGACCTGCCCTTTCTTCGTGACGATCTGGCCGCCCATCGTGACCGCGGCGTTGTCCATCACCTGGCGCCACGCGGCGTTCACCACCCGCTGCTGGTTCTCCAGTTCGTCGGGCAGGCCGTAGCCGTAGGGTGAGTCGTCGGACTTGCGCCAGCACCACACGTCGCACGGCAGCGAGCCGTCGACGGTGAACTGGTCCAGTGCCCCGACGATCACGTCGTTGATCATCACGAGTACGCCGGACTCGGCCTCGAGCGGGTCGCCCTCCATCGACGACGAAAGCAGCGCCATGTCGTCGGGCTCGACCTCACCGTGGTACTCCCACATCTCGTAGCTGTCGTCCTGCAGCGTCTCGCGCTGCACGCGACCTTCGGCAACGCGGACCGCTCGCGGCTCGGTGCGAAGCACAGAGCGCAGCGCGTCGGCGTCGTAGCCGGGCAGGCCAACGAGTCGGCGGATCTCCTTGCGCGTGACCTTGCGCCGGCGGAACACGCCGCGCCCGCGCTGGTGGTCGTTTCCGCACGCCGGGTCGAAGAACACGTCCCAGGGGTCAACCCACTCGGACGCCGGCACGACGTCCTCGTTGTAGTGCATCTCGGCCGTGCCGTCGGGCCGCGGCACCCAGACCTTGCTCGTCTGCCGGGCCGGGAACGGGCCCCAGATCACACCCGTGCCCAGGCGCACGCCGTCCTCGATGATCTTGCGGGACTGGCCGTTGTACGAGCACTCGGTGAGCGCGTCGTCGATCTTGCGCTCCATCCCGTCGGCCATCTGGCGGGCCGCCTCGCGCACGAGCTGGGCCTCGTCGTGCGCGGTCATTCCGGTCGGCTGGCCGGTGGCCCGGTCGATCGTCGGGCGCGTGTCGCCGGTGAACTGCGCGAGTTGCGGGTCCGGCGTGGGCTTGATGCCCCAGTTCTTGTCGTCGGTGGGCAGCAGGATCTCGCAGATCCTGGCGACGGCCTGGTCGACCTTGGGGCGCACGATGTTCACGACGATCGTGCTGCGCTTCTGCTTGGCCTTGCCGCGGGGCGCGGGGCCGCTCTTGAGCGTCTCTTCGAAGTTCGACGAGCGCCCTTCCTGGCCGCCCAGGTACAGGTCCGACGCCTTGCGCCAGCGCGTCTCCACGCCCGACGCTGCCCGGTGCTGCACCCAGCGGTCGCGCATCTTCACGAACTCGCCGTGCAACTTCTCCACGCGCTCGCGAACGAGCGCCTTGGCCTGCTCCTGGGTCATCGGCTGGCCGTCGATGATGACGGCCATCTCTTCCTGGTCGACCGATCCCATCGCCTTACCTCGCGCCGAACTGGCCGGCGCGGGCGCGCGCCTCGTCGAACTGGGCCAGCGTCGTCGGCGCCTGCGCCTGCCGGGTCGGCATCACCTGGCGCATCGGCGCCCCGACGGGCGCTCCGGCCGGCGGGGCCTGTCGCAGACCGGCGGCGGGCGCCGGGCGGACCGGCGCGCCGATGCCGGGGCGCATCGCGGGGGCGGCGCCGGCGGTCACTGGGGCGGCCATCTGATGGGCAACGATCCCGCGCGTGGGGCGCGGCATGGTCGATTCGGGCGCCTGGGGCGGGCTGTAGACGTTGGGGCTGTACTGCTGCATGTCTCGGTC